CTTTGTCTCTGGAGCGCCAAACTCTGCGCCTGCCTCTTGAGCACTTTCAACAATACCAGCAGCTCTTTCAGCTCCGACAAACGGAGCGGCTACCGCACCGGCAACACCGCCTGCAATTGTAGTGCCTAAACCGCTTACGATGGCCTGTGCTGGCTCAAGGATAACGTCTAAGGCTGTGCCTTCGGGTAATTCTTCTGGCTGTTCGGCTTGGGCGAAATGCTGACGGATAGCATTACCGATCACTTCGTCTGAAGTACCTTCAAGGAATTCAAATGGTTGGCCTTCGACTTCAACTTCAAATGTTGCCATTATTGGATTCTCTGTCCTGTTCGATCAAATCTTATCACTCCGCCTGTGGGCGCTTGTCCTCCTGCTGGAGCCTGAGCTGCTGCTTTTCTCGCTTCTCCCGGCACACCCTCTTCTAGAGTAAAGATTAATGCAGCCCTAATCTCTTCTGCTGTGCTTTCATCCCCGGCATCAATAGCAGCCGTGATTCCGCGCCTTGCTTTTCTTTCAAGGATTTTGAGTGTTTGCTGCAATAGGCGTTTATTACCTTCGGTTGATTTGCCAAAACCGGCCTCAATATTTTCAAGCCTGGCCCCCTCGCGTTCGGTAAATGCAGCGCCAAAAGTAGCTCTCAGTTGAGCGAGTACCGCCTTTCCGAGCCTGGCTGATAATTCGGCCTCATTTGCGCCTTCAACACCAAATAATTGCCTGGCTTTTAGGGATACTGCGCTGATTCCGCCAGTGGGCACAGATTTGATTAACTCTAAACCGCGCCTGATATTTGCTGTTGCATCGGCAGCGTCGATACCATTATCCATGTGCAATTGCTGTCTTGTTTCCCGCTTGGCTGCTTTTGTCTTGGCTGCCTGGACTTCCTCTTCAATACCAGGACGCGCGGCTGCCTGCTCTGCAAGTTTGGCGGCCTCTTTTGCCCCAGCCGTAGCTGCATCAATCTCGGATTTCTCTGTGGCGGTAAGACCTAACCCAGATACAAGGTTAACGGCTCCTACGGGCTCTGTGACGCCCTTGCTGACAGGAGAAAGTACGCTTTCAACCTGGCCGGTAGCCGGATTTCGCTTTGTGGTACCAAAAAATAGATTTCCTTTTGAATCTTTAAAGGTTTGTTGGGCGCCAAATTGCACACCTTTTTTTCCAGGAGCGAGCTGTGTGCCTAATTTAACGGCTTCCTGGGAAACCCTGAGCAATTCCTGTGGGTTGGTATCAAGCAATCGCAACGCTTCATCGGTATCATTGCTAGGAATGTTTGCAGCTTTTAATGCTGCTCCGCGCTGCTGTAGACTTGCGCGCACCCTTTCAGTATTGCCAGCCTGTAAATCAGGAATTATTGAACGCGCACCCTGGGCAATAGATGTTATCCGATTTATATCAGCAGTATTAAATTGTGCCTGTGATGTTGGTACAGCGGCCTCTGCTGTACCTGTTTGGGCTTCTAATAATCTTTGACGAATAGGCGCTTCTTCACGCGCGCGCTTTATATCATCGAATCGTCCAACATTTAGTAAAACATTGGAAAATGTCTTACCGATATCAGGAGTGGTTGGTACTAATGCGATTCTCGCGTCAACTGCCATGAGGGATACCCAATAAATCGTAATTTACCTTCATATAGCCTCTGTCCTCGGATATGGCTTCAGGATTCGATTCTTTAACTTCTTGAGCCATAACGCCAAAACTATGCCCTGTGAGGCCAAACAAGGCCTTTGCCAAGCTGTTCCATGCCCATGAATAAATATTATGGCCTTTATAGGCGCCAATCTTTCTGACGTTTGATTTCAGGCGCTTATCGGAGAATATGGCGCCTGCTGTGAGGCCTGTTGTTATTAGATTCTGCAGGCCTTGGCCTCTGGCTTGAGCAGCACCTACCTCGCCAGCTGCTCTGGCTGCACCTCCACCGGTTATCAGGTCAGTAATATCTCTGCCTGCGCCTGTCGCAATGCCCGCCTGTCCGCCAGCAACACCAGTACCAAGCTGCAATAAATCCATGATGCTTTGCTTCTGGCCACCAATTAATGGCTGTGCAGCCAAGAGTACATTTTTGCTTAATTGCTGAAGGGTATCCCCGGCACTTAATCGGCCGCGTGCTGCTGCCAAGCCTTTGGTTTCTGTGCCAGCTTGTTCAAGCGCCATTTGGAATAGTGGGTTTTGTTGAAGGAATTCGAATTGAGCAGTGGGATCAGTGAGAAAACCTGCTGCTCCCAGCCCTTGTTCACCGACCTGCTGAAATGGCTGAAGGAAACCGAGCCCCGCTTCTCTTGCGGCCTCAACTTCTCCTATTCCTCTCTCGGTGGCTGCTGCCTGGATTCTGCCGGCACCTCTGGCAGCTTCTGCACCTGCCCCGCCAGTTAAAACATTGAGCGTATCGCTAACGAACCCCATTTTTTAGCCTCACTATGGTTACATCATGATTCTCACCGTCTTTTTGATAAGAATCTTTGATGGTCCCTGCTTCATAAAACCCAAACGATTTAGAAAAGCTTAAGACGTTTGGATAACAAACAGGGATTTCGGCATAAACAGAGGCATTTTTGGCCTTTCCGAAACTAAGGGCCATTTGCGCGAATTTTTTAGCGTGCTCCTTTCTGAACTCAGGTAATACTTGGATGTGGCATTTAACTTCACCGCCAACATCATGGTATATCATTAGACCAATGATAGCATTTTTTTCAAACCCTGCTACATATTGCACGCCTTCGGTTATCGGTGGGTGAAATTCTTCCGCCGGCATCGAATTATCACAAGCTATGCACCCATATATCTCTGGATGACAGAGCACTTCCTTGATTAACTCAGGATCATTGACCTCACGGATTATCATGCGTCAATCTCTGTCATAGTTATATTGGCGTTTACTGAACTATCGGCGCTGACTTTAGCCTGAATCTTTCCTCCGGTGAGCAATGCTTGGCCAACAATACCGGGCGCAAGGAAGTTCTTTTTGGCGCGGATTTTTTCTTCTGTGATCAATTCGTCGAAAATATCACCAGAACCTGATTGAACCAGCCGAATAGTGATGGTCACATTGGCAGACGAATAATTTGAAAAAGTTGCGGCATCGATACCAGCTCTAGCTTTGTCAGCAGGCACCTCGTAGATATCCTGAAATGACGTAGTAAGGTCAAATCCGCTGGTGCCTGGGGTTAATGGATTACTAGCCACTAGAAAAGCTCCTCCCAATTTATTGAAATAACACCATCAATCGTTGAAGCCCCTGCTTCTCCGGTGACTGTCAGAAATTCGCCTGGATTGATAAAATAGGTATTTCCACCCAAATTCAAATCACCTGAATCCGATTTCGCCATGCCAAGGGTAAACTGCTGATCTCCGCCAGTGATAACTGTAGCCGCAATATCATAATTTACTACCGAGTTATCAGTTTCAATATCATTATAGGACGCTCCCTCCAATACCCCCCCTTTTTTCAATCTAATTACTGCTGGTTTTGTTCCCTCAACAGAAGCTGAAACTATAATTATTTTAATTCGGACTCTATTTTCTTTTCCTTGATATATGGGCTTATTATGAATTGTAATAAGAGGCGTTTCCGTTGTGCCTACTCCTGCATATATAACGTCTACACCGTGGTGTATATGCCCGCCATTCGTCTTTCCTTCGGTATAACCTCCCATTGAGGACGATCTGACGATAATATCCGTGGTATTCGTATCGTTCTGAGAAAATAAGCAGAGAGGTAGAGTGGGATTGTCCAGTGATGGAATGGTATTGGCGTTAGCATATTTTATTTGGTGAACAAGATGGAATTCTCCGTCATCTGGATTTTCTATGTAAAAACTGAGCAATCCAAACCCTAGCCATTGATAACGGATTTGGTATACGTTTCCTTTAGTTTGATCCAATATTGGCAGATCACCAGAACCATCTGCTTTATCATTATTCCAGCCAGTCTGCATCCACCAATTATCTGTAGGGGCGACGCCAGCCAGAGTTTGGGCAAATGCACCTACAGCCGTTGTGGCAACAAGTGAATAAGCTCCAGTCTGGACAATTGAACAATAGCCTTTAAATATTACTGTTCCATCACCAGGAGAATGCGCTTCCCAACCTCGGCCTAAATCGGAATAATCAGCAGCCGCTATTTCGTTGGCAGTAATATATATATTACCGGTATTTGTTACTGCAACGTCAGTCTTGGCATCGCCATCGAGCGTTATAGTGACATTTTCATCAGTTGTGGAACCCGTAGTGATAGTCAGAGTTCTGACTTCCTGTGCGCCGCCTTGCTTCCTCAGAATGCCGAAATTTGCCCCGTTATAACCAAAGAAAAGGCCGTCAGCCGTATTTCCTATTCCAGCCAATTGAACTGATCCAGCCACTCCTGTGGTGAATAAAGCAGTAAATCTGACTAAAGCACCCTGTCCAGGATGATATTTAAGAGGAATAACAGAATTTAATTCGGCAGTAGAATTAGCTTGCGCTCCAGTTGACAGCTTTACCATGTGATTTTCTACAGAAGAAGAGCCATTATTATCCTTAATCTTTAGAATTTCTGTATTTATTGCGTATGGAAATTGTATCTGAACTTCTGGAGTAAGTTCGGCCACAGACAAGCTGCCAAATGCGGTTTTATCGAACTCCTGCATTACGTTATTGCTCACTAGATTTCACTCCAATCAGTATCATCGAAAACAAGATGCATTGAGTAATTCTTGATATTAATCACTTTTAATGATTTTCCGTCAATAGTCCCAACAACAGTCACAGCAGCGCCTCTGCGTTTAATATGGACCTGATCTTCTTCAATCGCGTTTGTATCCAGAGTCACTGTAATTGGTGAGGTATTATTACAAATAATGATCTGGTTTCGTTCAGTGGTGAAATCAGCAGCAATAATCTCAATATCAAAACCAATCTTCTCTAATGAGTTGATTCTGGCAGAATTACGGGCAACCCTGGAGCTTGAGCTGGTTATATCCTGTTCAGTTGAATCAATTAAGTCTGTGCCACCACCGGTTCTTAGCCATAATTTCCAGATTATTTCCTGCTGCTGCTCAAAAAATGCTCTTAATTCTGGATCGCTGAGGAATTTACTAGGAATCCGAAGTTGTGGCGGCGGGTTCACTGAGACAGGCATTATAAATTCCTCGCGAATTCACCATGAATAGTTGCTCTTTCAATGGCTACGCAATCTTTTGCATCTTTAATATTTTCAAAATACTTTGATACCACCCTCTTTCCTCCGGCAGTTATCTGGACATGCCATTTTTTTCTTTGCTTGCTCCAACAAATTCCCTTGAATCCTGATTTGTTCGATTTTGATAATTTTGCATTATAACTGTTCTCTGTATTAGAACATGATCTAAGATTTTCAATTCTGTTATCAAGCTTGTTTGCATTAATATGATCTACATAATCTGGCCAGATATTATAATGAATAAAATATATAACCCTATGAACAGAGTATCTTTTACCTTTTATCCCAACTCTTATATATCCCTTGCCATCTTTCCCTGTAACAGCATGGCCAATCAATCTACGTTTATATTTTGATGGGTTTTTCCAAATCAAAACGCCATTTTTATATTCAAATAAATCCTTAACAAATTCAACTGTTAGCATAATATTCTCCAATATTACTCAAAATGAGTATACGGCAAGAAGTTGAGTGATCTTCCTTTCGGTAATGAGCCTAGCCGTATAAATCCTATTCTATATCACTATCGTCCTGCCAACCTTAAATCAATAGCGCCAGAATAAATATTGTATGCAACCGGATCAGAGGTAGTGATTCTCACAATCATGTCGTAGAAACTTCTCATACTGAACCATTCAGCCCTGATATTTGTCTCTCCAAGCCGGCCAATCCGCATCCAAGTTCCTGTCGACCAACTTTTTCCGCCATCATATGAGGCTTCAATCATTATCAGTGGGTCCTCACCCTGGCCTGTAATTAAGCCAACACCCATTTCCATAATTAACTCAAGGCGGCTCATCTGTACCCGTTTGCCCTTCTGACCCAAGGCATCGCCATTGATAGAGCTGATTACTCGGCGCCTGGTCCATGCCTCACCAGCCTGGTCGTAGGTGTCAAAATCCAGCTCATACAATTGACCATCCGATCTGTCGCCAATTAGCACCTTGTTATAAACCTCGACAACTGAACCGGCATTGTAGCGGCCATAATCAACGCCCTCTGACAGCTCAAACCAGCCATCCTTGCCCAATTCCTCATTGAGCACCCATGTTTTGTCGGCAGATGGGAAGGTGAGCATGTACATGGTCTTATTGTCGATGGTGAATACCTCACCAAAGGCGTCAGATGTGACAGCGTAGCTTTGAATGGCTCCAGCTATTGCAGCGGTGCTAATTGGCTGCTCCTGGCCTCCACGGGCCCTGTAGACCTGCAAATCAGAGCCTAGCCAGTAGATAAAGTCTCGGGTATTGGCGAGGGAATGAATGGCACCCAAGCCAACATTAATAACCTGCCCCTCAATTCGTTCTATTGGAGGCACGCCCACGCCAGAATTCCACCAGTTATAACAAGACCTCTTACCGAAACGACTAATAACCTGATCAAAAACGTAATCCCTGACTAAATCATCGCCATTACCTTCCTCGTTTACCGCATTAAGCCCTGACGCAGATGAACCATCACCCACGACACTGAGAACCGATAATTGCGGGAACGTGTAAAGGAATTGATTGTTGATAAATGCGACCGATAACGCGCCGACAATATCCGGATCAGTCACCGTGGTCACCAGAAGTGTGGAATTGCTGTACTGACTCACCACACCATCAGCGACAATGAACATATTCACGCCATCATCGGCGAATATGCACCGGTCTGAGCCAGGAATCGTTCCACGTGAAACGTGCGCACCTACATTGGACACCTCATAAAGCGTATTATCCATAACACGATAATCGACCTCAGCCATTTGATGCTGGCCACGATCTTCCGCGGCTGTAGCAGAACCGAACAATTTCTGCCCAGGGAATGACTTTATTACAAATTTATCCTTACCAGACTCCACAACCTCATGATAAAAGCCATTGGTTTGCTGTGAAGATAGCGGTCTTGAGCGATCCTGATACGATGGGCCAGCGAGATTAATCGGAATTGTTTGAAAGCGTGACATTAAGGACTTCTTCCTTCAATCCTCATCACTGGAGCTGGACCAAAGCGTCCTATTTGAGACTTGTTATTGGCGCCACGGATAGCATTAATAAACCGGTTATAATAATCAGCAGCATCCTGTGGCTCTTCCGCCAGCAATTTTCCAGCCCAGAGCGAACCAAACAGATAGACATTTGGATGATTTGTCAGGACTGTATTGGTGGTGTTTGATGATGATAACGCAGTGAAATCTTGAATATATTGGAATTCACCGGCATAGACTTGATCGGATACCCGGTCCATTTCAATCTGGTCAGTGACTGTAAAGAATATGGGCATTCCAACAGAGCTCAGGATATTTAGCTGGCCAGGCGTCCTGAACCTCAATTCAGTGGATTCCCCGTTAATAATCTGGATGCGCACCTTACGCATGGACTGAAAGCCTGTAGGTAAGGCTACAAACCGGTCTGTGGTGCTGGTGGCAAAGGCTACGAGCGTTTCCATGCCGCGAAGTTCAAGCTGCGCGATATCATTGGCGAACATTTCAGATTCTGCCATATCGATAAAAATATCAATATCAAGATCAAAATCATCACGGTGCAAAAATTTGATGATCTCTAATTTTAGTCCGCTGTAGTCAGATAAACTCATAGATCACCTTCTTTTATAGAAAAACGGGGCTCGAAAGCCCCATTTAGTTTCAGCTATTTAACCAGCAATTTTACTCGTCAGGATCTTTAGCCTGATGATCCTCAAGCAAAACAATCAATTCTTTTTTACTCAGGCCGTTTGGATATTTAACTCCAGCTTCATCCAGAGCTTCAACCAATTCAACCTTTTTCATTCCAGATGGAACCTTTGGCCCTTCCAGCTCAACAACTTCTACTTTCTCGATGCCAACAACCCTTTCCATCCATCGTTCACTGAACTGCTGCTCGGCAGAAATAACAACCGGCTCACCTTTGCTATCAATATCGATAGAATGCTCAACAGGTTTCAGCGTGAAAACCTGGCCTTCAAGGCGCTGGCGCCCATAAATAAAGCCACCTTTCTCGCTTATAACGCGAACTTTTATCGTTTCAGACATTATTCTCTCCAAGTTAAGTATCCCCCGACCAAATGGCCGGAGGATTTATTTAACTACTAAGTAATTGCGCAACCATCAGCGTAAGCGATCAAGTCTTGATCGATCATGCTTAATGGCATCAAGTGCGCTGGCATGGTGA